AAGAAGAAGAGGAAGAAGAAGAGGAAGAAGAAGAGGAAGAAGAAGAGGAAGAAGAAGAGGAAGAGGAAGAAGAGGAAGAGGAAGAATATACAATAGATGGAAAGATATACCGTTTAATATGTAAAGATGGGCATTATTATTATGGTTCTACTACAACATCACTTGCAATGCGTTTTACATGTCATAAACATACGATTGCAAATAAATTAGGAAGTGATAAATATAGTTATTTATATAACATACCACTTAGTGATATATCAATAGAATTAATCGAGAATGTTTTGTGTAATAGCAAACAAGAATTGCGAGAACATGAAAATCGATATATACAGAAATACAGAGATCATCCTCTTTGTTTAAATACATATCAATCATTCCAAAGCGCCGAAGATAAAAAACGTCATGATAAAGAATATTATGAAAGTCATAAAGACGAATACAAAGAGAAAATGAAAGAATACTATGAAGAAAACAAAGATGCCATTCTTACCTATTCGATATTTTATCGTGAAGAACATCGAGATGAAATCCTAGAGAAAAAATTAGCGTATCGTGAAAAGAATCGCACCCTCTTATGTGAAAAGCAAAAAGAATACGTCCAACAACATTTAGAAAGCGTACATGAAGCTAAAAAAAAGTACTATGAAAATCACAAGGAAGAATATGCAGAATATTATAAAGAATATCGCAAACAAAATCAACAGAGAATTCAATCGAAACAGCTCGAATGGAGTAAAAAGAAAAGAGAAGAGAACGCTGAACAAATTGCGAAAGATCGTGAAGATAAGCTTCAACAGCGCAAAGAGAAATCGGATGCACGAATGAAAAGGGGCTGCGAGGTTCATACATGCGAATGTGGTGGAACTTATCAATTATATCGTAAATCGCGTCATGATACAAGTAAAAAACATACAGATTTTATAAAGACACCTTTAGCCGCATAGAAAATATAATAAAATGCTATAGTAATATGACAACACTCTCTGGCCAGTTTTTTTATCACTTAATAGTGAACAATCTCGCACCCATCCTTGCATCCAGTGCAACAAGTATTTCCTCTTCCTATTTTTCAAATCGCGCAGCGCCTCCTCTCCCTACCATGATTCGTCCTGAACATGATGACGAGCGTGAATTAGATTTATTACAAATGGATCGGATGTTAATATGGATGCGACTTATTTTTGAAGACACGTTCGTATCGGTGGAAAAAGATACGCCTGGACAAGCGGAGCGAGAACAAGCGGAGCGACCACAAGCGGAGCGACCACAAGCGGAGCGAGAACAAGCGGAGCGACCACAAGCGAAGCGAGAACAAGAACAAGCGCACGAATTACATAAAGGTTATAAAAAAGAGCTTTATAGCATTTATATGAGTATTCGTTCTGATTATTCTCAGTATCAACAATGGAAACAATATAATAATAGTATTTGGATGTTCTCATCTTATCGCAACAAAAATACAAAAGCACTCGCAAAAAAGATTCTGTCCGATGTTACATTATTTCATGAAGGTCTCAAAATGTTTTCCATGTTTGAGAAATTATGATTCAACTGCTTGTAAATCAATGAGAGTTTGTATAGCAGGATAGGTTTGTAGTAAGTATGTCATTTCATAAGGATTAATTTCATATGAATTAACGTGTTTCCAAGGAGCATGAATGGCAAACGGTTTTTTATAAAATACGGTTTCTACTGAAAAGGTTTGTGCTATTTCAAATGATGGTTTTGATAGATATACTATATTTTGATAGCAAAAATAATTATCCTCATTTTCAGTAAAGGAAGGAACAGAATTACAAATTTCAATCATTTTGCTTTTTCGGCGCAATGAAAACCCACCATTTCCAACCATCTGATTTACCCATGGTGCGCCGACATAATCATATTCTAAAAAGGTGGGAAGAAGTTCGGGTGTCAAAATTATTGTATCTGTTTGAAAAATAAGAAAGAGCTCTGTGGGAATACACTTATAAAGTGCAGAAGATTTAAGAAGAATATTATATTGAGAAATAGATAGATTTTTTATATCTAAGCAAATGGGTGGCAAGATACGACTATTCGAAAATTCAGGAAGTTGTTTTATATATTCCTGATTTTCTGTTCCATGGAATATCAAGATATTCCATTCTTTTGGTAGGTTATCTAATATATTTTTTAGAACAAATGATAGAGCTTTATGCTTTCTTGGTTCTATAATAACAGCTGTATACATATTATATATAACTATTATTTCAGTATAGATAATATGTATACATAAAATTGGTTTATACTACGTATCAACCGTATATATTATTCTTGATATTCAACATAGTGTTCAAGTTAATTAGTTATAGTTATTTTGCTATAGAGGATTTGAGCATATGGTAAATCCAGGTACTTAAAATTGATTGGTGTTATCTTATTAGATAAGATCAATGAGTTGCTCCACTAATCAAAAACTCCTTTGTGGAGAAGCATCTTGTAAAATATGCTATAAGCGTTCCTTTGCAACGCATCCTAGAGCATCTTGTTGGAGTTTACATAATGAACTTCAACCTATTCAAGTCTTAAAAGGTAGTAATAAAAAATACAAGTTTGATTGTGGAGATTGTGGACATGAATTTGAAATGATCCCTAAAAATGTGTGTTTGGGGCAGTGGTGTAAATATTGTAATAGCGATGGTATTTGCGAGGAAGAAGATTGTCTATTCTGTTATCAAAAATCATTTGCGTCTCATCCAATGGCAGAATCATGGTCTTCCAAAAATGATATGCAACCTCGACAAATATTAAAAGGCTCAAATACAAAATGCTGGTTTGATTGTATAGATTGTAAGCATTTATTTCAATCTGCACTATATAGTATTAAAAACGATAAACATTGCCCTTTTTGTAAAAGTCAACAATTATGTGATAAAGAGGATTGTACATTTTGCTTTGAAAAAACATGTGCATCACATGCAATGCACACAGCATGGTCTACAGAAAATGAATCACTGTCGAGACAAGTATTTCTTCAATCCAATAAAAAGGTAAAATTCAATTGTCTAATTTGCGATCATATATATGAAACTACACCTAATCATTATTATAATAGAGAAAATCAATGCTCCTATTGCTCTAATCGAAAATTATGTGAAAAAAAAGATTGTAAACCATGTCATCAAAAATCATTTGCGTCTCATCCCCAGATCCACTGTTGGAGTACTAAAAATACAATCCTACCACGTACAATATTTAAGGGTTCTGAAATAACATGTATATTTGATTGTGATATGTGTCATTCTGAATTTAAATCAAAATTATATAATGTGTTAACTGGGTATTGGTGTCCTTATTGTAATAAGAAAACAGAAGCAAAAGTGAATACGTTTCTTAAAAATCAAGAAGGAGAATGGTCGACGCAACTTCGTTTTCCATGGTGTCGCTTTTCGAATACAGGAAATATTATGCCATTTGATTTTGGTTCTGTTTCTAAAAAGGTTCTTATTGAAGTAGATGGAGCGCAACATTTTGTACAAATATCTAACTGGAATAGCCCAGATAGTGTCCAGGTAAGGGATATTGAAAAAATAAACTATTCAATAAAAGAAGGATTCTCTATCATTCATATTAATCAACTTGATATTTGGAATAATGTATATGATTGGAAGAAGATTCTTCAAGATCAGATTCAACAACTAGATGGTCAAGAACCTCAATGTCTATTTATTAGTTCAAATTCAGTATATGACTCACATATTTCTAAGCTTTCTAATACAATTAACTATACAATTATCAATCCAACAACATAATACCCTGTACTTTGGGAAATATGTTATTTTTAAAGATTTTAGGAAAATATCATAGGGTGGCGGTCATGTAGCATTTTAAGTTAATACAATAAATGGATTCGGGTTTATTCAGAAATGGGTACTTGTAAATGCAATTATTTACATACGTGCTGGAAAGCCCACCAAATTGGCTCCTAGTCCAAATCCGGCTCCTTGTCTAGCTGTGACACCGACGGAGGGCGACACGGCATCAAGGATAGCGAACACAACAGCGGCTAGGACGGCGAGAGTCGCAACTTCATCAAATGGTAGCGACTTCTTAGGGATAAAGATGGCAGCGGCGGCAATCACGAGACCTTCAATCAGGTACTTAATAATGCGATTAACAATTTCAGCAAATCCGTAGCCCATCATTTTTCTATATTCATTCCTAAGAAAAAAACTCGTCGTAGTACTGAATGGAGTTTAAAGATTGCCACATATAAATTGTTAGAGATGAGTACCACACAGAAAGTAGAATCAGTAAATGATCCCGTAGTGGAAGACTTTTTGGACGAAGACGACGAGATTTCAGGCCAGCGCTATGTCCTACTAAGCTTTCTCAGTCCGGAGAAAGTTCTTGATAAAAAGGAATTGTTCTTCTTCCAGCGGTTTCTACATGCATACGAGGTCGACTGGAAGGTGAAGAACTTGGAGAAGTTTTTGATGGAAACCGTACAGAATATTAACAAGGAGTTGGATGAGAAGGCTGCTGAGCTTGAAAAGGCCGACCAATTTGATTCTGCTGCAATTTGCCGTAAAAACCGTCTACAGTCGAGTGATATTATGTCATCTTACGGGTCATTTGTCCAGAAGAACAAGGAAGACTTGAATAAGACTAAGATTGCAAGTGCCTATGATGATTTCATGTATGCGCATAAGACAAAGTTGGAAGAGGAATTCTATGCACTTAATGATTTTCGTACTACCATCCGTGGCGTGAAGGTACGTGGTGTATATGGCAACCCCAAGGAGGCTGAATTGAAGGCAAAGAGACTTCAATCAAAGGACAAGTATCATAACATTTTCATGGGTGATGTTGGTAAGTGGACGCCATGGGATCCCTCACCCCACGAGGTAAAGGACCAGGAGTACAACAATGACCAGTTGAATTCACTCATGAAGAAGTACAAGGAGAATGAGGATTCGCGTGATAAGTTCTTTGAGGAGCGAACTAAGACATCGAAGACGGTCTTTGGCGGCGCCACCCCTGGCCCTGATGCTGCACCAACCCAGTTTCAGGGTATGTTTGATGGTAAGGCCGATTTGGCAATGCAGCGTAAGATGGAGAAGCCAGTTGTCACTATCGAGCGTGTACAAGAGAATGTTATCGTAGATGAGGTGAAAAGCGATTAAACGTCTCAAACTACAATCGTTTTCCATCCAATAATTTCAGGGTCATCCAGCATTCCATTGGGTAGAATTCCAACTGTTTTATGAAAACGATTTCCATTTCTCTCATCAAAATGAATGAGATCATGTTCTATGCGGGTTACCACGGCGACATGTCCTGTTTGCATAGTCGGTGTACTACGATAGATAAGTAACGATCCAACGTCAGGCAGTGTACTACCATCATGAAGAACGGATGCAAAAGAAAAACGCTTATTATCTGTAATACGAGTAATTGTATTGAGATTCCAGATATTAATCGCATTATCTACATTATCAAACAGCATATCACGATAAATCAATAACCATCGCCGAGCAAATTCGACACATTGAAATTTAATTCCTGTGGCAACTAGTCTACCACGATGTGTTATGTAATTTGTAAAACTCATATTATTATATCTATATAAAAATATAAATATAATAATATCATAACATACCATTTATGAATAATATCCGTGTTCCAAGTTAATATTGCTTTTTGGAAAGATCTTTACGCAACGATTGGTTGTACCATCGCAAAAAGTTCCTTCTTCACATGGTTCTCCACTCTCGTTTGGTGAACGGCATAGATATTTAGTATTGGGATCGGGGGTATAGGAAGGTCCTGACATCGATGCCGCTGATGGGACATCCATAAATCCTGACATAACAAAATGTACTTCATTTGTATCAATATAACGAACGATCATTGGTAAAATGACAATTGCGACAACCAGCAAAACAAACATCGCACCAATTCCCATTGCTTTCGAGTGAACCATTTCTAGCAAAAGGTGAGGTTTTATTCATACC